TGTAGAGCTGGCCGTTGCAGCGGTTGGCGATGCCGTCGAGGCACTGGACCGGGTAGACGACCTCGGGAAAGTCCTCCAGGAGCAGGTCGTTGCCATCGAGTTCCATCTTGATGGAGTCGAGCATGTCCATCGCATGCCCTTCGTCCGAGCCGATCAAGCACACAAACTCCCGGTGCCCATAAAGCACGGCCCAGATGCAGGCGCACTCGCAGATGGTGCTCTTCCCTGAGCCCCGTGGCATCGCCAGCGCGAACAGGCCGCCGCGCAGCACCGCCTGCTCGATGCGGGCGATCACCTTCAGGTGATCCTTGGACCACGGCAGGTGGAACGTCAGTGGGAAGTAGGTCTCGCAGAAGAAGCGGAAGTCGGACGCCGCCTTCTCCTTCCTCGCTGCGTTCACGACTGCCGGCAGTTCGCCGATGTCGCGGCCGGCCAGCGACAGCGCGATGTTGCGGGCGCGGGCGCGTTCCTTGAGGACCTCGTAGGGATCGCTTTCTGGCTCGGGCCTCGGTGTATGCCGCAGTTGCACGAGCCAGGCGACGTAGCGCAGCAGGTCCACGTGCCGGGCGTCGCCGATGCGCAAGCCGGCGCGCGAACGATGACGGTGAAGCTGGCGCTCGTTGATGACCTCGCCCAGCGGGGTCGAGTTCAAGAGCCGGCACAGCTCGCTCGGTCGCAGCTTGCGCGGGTCAATCGTGGGCACGCCCCATCTCCTTCAAGAGCCAGGCGCCGTAGTGGACCAGGTTGATCGTGCCGTCGGCGTTCGTGGGCGCGCCGGCCGCCACATCCGCCTGAAGCATCTCGACGGTGACCGCTTGGCCGCCCACGCGGGCCAGCAGCCGGGCGGCGTCTGCCAGCGTCAGCGCGTTCGGGTTGAGGCCGGTCGTCTCGCGGTACTCAGTTGTCATACCACCTCGCAAAAATCTCGGAATTCCTCGGGAATTCCGGGCAAATCGCCTTGCCTTTCTCGGCACCCCCGCGCAACTGACTGATGTTCGCATGTACATCAGCGCGGCCATCCACGTTGCGAGGGACCAGACCATGATCGAAGCCAACCAACTCACCTTCGGAGTCGAGATCGAGACCATTGCCCCCGCCAGCGCCGTCGCCGAGGGCGGCCTGCGCATCGGCAGCTACCGCCGCGGCATCCAGGTCCCCTACCTGCCGCCAGGCTGGACTGCCGAGTGCGACGGCTCGATCCGCGCCACCGACGGCGGCCACGCCTGCGAGATTGTCAGCCCGGTCCTCCAGGGGGCCGAGGGGCTGGCCCAGGTCGCCGAGGTCCTGCGAACGCTGCAGGCCAAAAACCATCGCGTGAACGGCTCGACCGGCGTGCATGTGCATGTCGGGTGGAAACGCAACTGGCCCAGCGAAGCCCTGGCCCGGCTGGTGACCATCGTCGCCTACGTCGAGAAGGGCCTGTACGCGATCACCGGCACCAAGCAGCGCGAACGCGGCGCGTATTGCGGCGGGGTCCGCCGCTACGGCAACAAGGACCACGCCAAGGACCGCGTCGAACGCGGCCGTTACCACGCCCTCAACCTCACCAACCTCGCCCACGGCACCAAGGACACGGTCGAGTTCCGGGTCTTCTCCGGGTCGCTCCAGGTGGTGAAGGTCCTGGGCTGGATTCAGGTCTGCCTGGGCCTGGTCGAGCGCGCCCTGGCCGCCAAGCGGATGCCGAGCTTCAGCCCGCGGCCGCCGCGTGGCGGCTGGAAGAAGGCCGGCGAGGGCCAGAGCGAGGTCGAACGCCTGATCGGCTACCTCGCCTGGGCCCCCGGCTACGCCCGCATCCACGGCGGACGCTGCTTCGGCTGGATCGGTGGCGACATCGACCAAAACACGATCAAGGCCGAGTTCCGCCGCCTGGCCAGGAAGTACGACGCGCAACGCTAACCCCACGAGGTGACTCCCATGTGCGGACTCTTCGGCTACCTGAGCAAGACTGGACGCGGTCCCGACCTGGACCGCCTCCGGCGCATCGCTCTCGAAACGCAAATCCGCGGCGCTCACGCCTTTGGCTTGGTGTGGGTCGCACCCGACGGCAAGCTGCATGTCTTCAAGCGCCCCGGCTCGGCGGCGGCGAACCTGGACGCGCTCGACCGCTGCCGCGACGCACTCATCGTCGCGGGCCATTGCCGGTATGCGACGCACGGCGACCCGGCCGACAACCGCAACAACCATCCGCATCGCGCCGGCCGCGGCTGGTTGGTTCACAACGGCATCGTTCGCAACCACGCCAGCATCGCCCGGCGCTACGGGCTGGTGCCAGAAACCGAGTGCGACAGCGAGGTGCTGGGGCTGCTCATGGCCAAGGTCCCCGGCTCGCTGCAACGCCGGGCGGCGATCGGCGTCGATGCCACCGATGGGCCGCTCGCGCTGCTGGGCGTTTGGACCCGGCCAGCCCGGTTGCTCCTGGTGCGGCGCGGCAACCCGCTCTGGATCGGCGAGACGCGGACCGGGGCCTACTTCGGCAGCCTGCCGGGCGAGCTGCCAGAGGGCGCTCGGCCGGTCCCGGAGGGCTACGCGATGGTGCATACGCTCGACGACCGCCTGCTGGTCTCCCAAATCGGAAGCCGAAACGCGGGCTTGCCCCGCGTCGCGGTGGGTGGTTCCCGCCGCCTGAGGATGGCAGCCAGACCATCGGGAACGTCCTGGGACAACAACACGATGACCGAGAAGGATTGGGACCTGTTCTGCGAGCTGCTCGAAAAGCTGGTGTCGCAGCCGGGCTCCTGGAAGGAGAAGAAGGAGGCGGTCGAGGCCGAGGCTTCGCGCCGCGGCGCCGACACCGCGCTGGAAGAGTTCGCCGGCTGGTTTTCGGAGTGAAGCCGAAACGCTGCGGGCAAAGTCCGCAGCGTCGCGGCGGGTGGTTCCTGCCGCCTGAGGATGGCAGCCAATCCATCGCAACCTCTCTCGAGGAGAGTCACCATGAAGAAGGACGAGATCAAGGTCGGCGGCACGTACCTGGCCAAGGTCAGCGACCGGGTGGTGCCGGTGCGCATCGACGCCGAGAACACGCACGGCGGTTGGGACGCGACCAACCTGCTGACCGACAAGAAGGTCCGCATCAAGAGCGCCCAGCGCCTGCGCTGCCCGGCCAACCGCGACGGCTCGCCGCAGGCCCAGCCCGAAATCCAGGCTCCTGCCGACGACGGTAAGAAGGCCGCAAGGGGCAAGGCCAAGAAGAGCGCCAAGGCCAAGACCGACGGCGAGGCCAAGGCGAAGAAGGTCGGCTGCCTGGACGCTGCCGCCAGGGTGCTGAGCGAGAGCGGCCAGCCGATGACCTGCCAGGAGATGATCGAGGCGATGGCCGCGAAGGGCTACTGGACCAGCCCCGGCGGTGCCACGCCTGACCGCACGCTGTATTCCGCCATCGCGCGCGAGATCACGACCAAGGCCAAGGAGTCCCGGTTCGTCAAGAGTGAGCGCGGCAAGTTCGCGCTGGCCAAGTGAAAGGAGCCGATGCCATGACGACCAACAACGAGCCTCTCGACCCGAACGACTACGAGCGGGTCTCTGCCGGCTGCCGATGTCCGCATTGCGGCGAGGATGACATCGACCAACTGGTCTGGATCGACGACGACCACGTCCGCTGCGACCATTGCGGAACGGTCTACAACCCGCGCTGGCGCGAGACGGATTCGCTCGACAACTGACAGGTCCCAGCAACCCCATCGCCCACGAGACCCCCTGGCGGGGTCTCTTCTCGTTGGTCACGTGATTCATCCGGGCACCTCCGACGCAACGTGGGCCAACACGGGCGAACGGTCGGCCCCGGTTGGCGTCCGGTCCGCCTCGCGGCAACTGGACGCGACGTGGGCCAACGTGGGCGAAACGGGGGCCAAGTCCGGGGCCACGTACCGCACCGGCTTGCCAAGCTCCCGCGCGATGAGGATTTCCGCTTGCACGCCGACGCTCTCCTCCCAGCCGTCGAGCGTCAGGACCACGACCTCGTCGCACCGCTCCAGGAACGCGCGGTCGTACCGCTCCCAGAACTGCCAGTTCTCCGGCAGCCCGTGCTGCGCCAGCGGATGGCTGTGTGTGATGGGCGAGAAGACCACCTGGCCGGCATGCAGTAAGGCGACGGCCGCGCGGCAGGCGGCGCGGAACCGCTGCTCGCGCACCGCCGGGTCCGGGTGCGAGTACGGGCTGGCCAGGTAGATCATGCTTCCTCCTTCGCCTCATTCGGCTGCCGAGGGCCGATGTCGATGAGCGAGTCCGGCAGCCGGCCGGCGTCCACTCGCGCGTTCGTCTCCAGCGCCGCGAGCATGTTCCAGGCGGCCGCCACGAGGTGGTCCTCGTCGTCCCGGCCTGCCAGGTAAGCGAACAGGTGTCGCAGGGCTGAGTCCATGAAGCGGCTAAGCGGAATGCCCTGCTCCCAGTTGCGGTCGCCGTACTTGGCCGCGCCCTTCTCGAAGTGCCGGGCCAGGCGGGTCACGGCCAGCGGCGGCAGCAGGTCGAACCGACCCTTGCCGGCTTGCCGGTCTCGCACCGCCCCAGTCGCAAACTGCTGGCGCTCGCCGGAGTCGTGCAGTGTGTAGTCGCGCATCACGACGATCTCCTTTCTGCCTTCTTGCCCGTGAACTGCTCGAAGCGCTGGACGATAACGTCTGCGTACAGCGGGTCCAGCTCCATCAAGAACGCCTTGCGGCCCGTCTGCTCGGCGGCGATCAGCGTCGAACCCGACCCGCCGAACAGATCGATCACGTTCTCGCCGGCCCGCGACGAGTACTGGATCGCCCGCACGGCCAGCTCGACGGGCTTCTCAGTCAAGTGGATCATGTTTTGGGGGTTGACCTTCTTGACGTGCCAGAGGTCAGTCGCGTTGTTCGGCCCGAAGAACTGGTGGGCAGCGCCTTCTTTCCAGCCGTAGAACGCGAGCTCAAAGCAACCCATGAAGTCTTTTCTCGTCAGCACCGGATGCTGCTTGTCCCACACGATGCCTTGGGAAAAGTAAAGCCCGTGCGCCTTGAGTACAGGCGGGTAGTTGCCGAGGTTCGCGTAGCCGCCCCAGATGTAGAAACCGCGTCCCGGCAGCAGCACGCGGGCGAGGTTGCCGAACCAGGCGTGGAGCATCTGGTCGAACGCTTCCTCGGAGACGAAATCGTTGGCCAGGGGGCGGTCCTTGGGCCGCAGCTTCTTGTGCGTCGGCGCCTTGGGACCCTGGCGCGCGACATCGAAGGCCTGGTGATGGTTCTGCGGCTGGGTGTTTGAGTCGCCGAACGACGACAAGCCGGCAGCGATGGCATTGTTGCTCCTTGGTTCGACCTTCACGTTGTAAGGAGGATCGGTGTTGACCAAGTGGACCGACGCGCCGTCCAGCAGCCGGTCCACGTCCTCGGGCTTGCCCGCATCGCCACAGAGCAGGCGGTGGTCTCCGAGAATCCATAAGTCGCCCGGGCGGGTGATCGCCTCGTCGGGCGGTTCGGGCACGTCGTCGGGGTCGCACAGGCCGTCCTTGACGCCGGGGTCGAGCAGCCGGGCAAGCTCGTCCTGGTCGAAGCCGAGCAGGCCGAGGTCGTAGTTCATCTCCTGCAGGCCGGCCAGCTCGATGGGCAAGAGGTCGTAGTTCCAGTCGGACAGCTCGGCGCTCTTGTTGTCGGCAATGCGGTAGGCCTTGATCTGCTCGGGCGTCAGGTCCGTGGCGACGTGGACCGGCACCTTCTTGAGGCCGAGCTTCAGCGCGGCCTTGTAGCGCGTGTGGCCGACGACGATGACGCCCTCGGCATCGACCACGATCGGCTGGCGGAAGCCGAACTCGCGGATGGATTGGGCGACCGCGTCAACGGCGTCGTCATTGTGGCGCGGATTGTTGGCGTATGGCTTGACCCGCTCGATGTCCCAGAGCTCGATGTTCATGCGTTGCCTCCCTCTGTTCTGGAAAACCCGGCGCGGCAGACTCAAATGCGTTCGCCGGCCGCGTCATAATTCATCCACAGCACCTCGATCTTCCGTTTTTTGCTCCTGGCCGAGCTGGCGCAGTCCCGGACGACGATCTCCTCACAGCGCCAGCCCCGCTGCACGAGTCGTGTCTCGTACTCGGGATGGCGGTAGGCCGAGAGCATCACACGGGCTTGCAGCGACGGCAGGAAGTCGAGCAGCTCGACGTGCTGCTCGTAGGTCATCTCGTGCCGGTACACCTTTCTGGCGGTGCGCGTCGGCGGCAGGTACGGCGGGTCGAGGTAGAAGAACGCGCTGGGGGCGTCGTACCTGGCCATGAACTCCAGGGCCGGCAGGCGCTCGACGACGACCGGGGCAAGTCGCTGATGCACCTCCCACAGCCCGTCGATGGCTGACCACCAGGCGCTGGCCTGCTCGTTGACGCCACGCCGTACGCGGTTGATCGACAAGGGTGCGAAGCCCTTCCGGCCACCTCCCCGGCTCTGGCGCACCAGGACGAAGAACCGGGCCGCCCAAAAAGGGCTCGGCTGGCGGTCCAGCTCATCGGCCCATTGGACCTCGTGGCGTTCCCACCGTTGCATCGCGGAGGCGGACGCATCGAAGAAGGGGCGGCCGAACGGGGTCAGCTCCAGCTCTCGGCGGAGCTGCTCGAACAGGGCGGGGTCTTGCAGGCAGCGCCATAAGTTGGTGAGCTGCAGGTCGATGTCGTTGACCACTTCGCTCACCCCCTGGTAGCTCCAGCTGCACAACTCGCCGAGGGCGCCGCCGTAGGGGATGCCGCGGAAGGTATGCGGCGGGGCGAGCCGGTGGATATGCGGGGCCAGATAGGTCTTGCCGCCGAACCACTTCAGCGGCGGGTTCGGGAAGACTTCCCGGTCCGGCGGCGTCAGGGTTGCGTTCACGATTCCCCTCTCGCTTTGGTTCCATGAAGTTCGGACATCGAAAACAAACTCTGCTTACCTTGGCGGCTGTTCCCGCGGCGGTCATTTTTTTGTTCCGTTCCGGTAGTACCTACGCGACCCGTTCGCGGAACTATTCCGCCAGGGTCCGCTCCCTGCTCGCGTGCGGCGGCCTTCGGGCCGCCCGCACGCAGGGGGGTATGGGGGGGGGTTGTGTCGCACACACGCAAACCTGTTGACAAAGCCAGTTATCCCGTTGCAGCATAAGCGCTTAGTGGCGTCAACAAGCCTGTCAACTGGCGTCAACTTGTTGACGCTCATCAGGTGTTGTTGACGGCCCTGTTGACGAGTTGACAGAGGCATTCTCAAGACCCTTGCGCAAGTTGTGCACGTACTGGCGCGACACGCCGCATTGCCGGGCGATCTCCGCCAGGCTCGCCGTGGGAGACTCGCGCAGCAGTGCTTCCACCTGGGCACGTTTGGAAGTCGGTTCCTCGTCTACCGGCGATGCCGCTTGAGGCGGCGCCGTCGTGGCATAGCCCAGACGCCCTCGTCCCATGTCCCAGCGATAGACAAGCTCCACGGCCTCCGCTTTCCGCAACAGCGTCCGACACTTGAAGTCGTTGACGCCTTGCTGGTTGGCCTCCACCAGGATCGCGTCAAACAGCTTCGGTTCGTCGACAACGAAGGCCGTCACGAACCGCTCCACCGTCCATTCCGGTTCTGCTTCTTGTTTGCGTACTCTCCTCGGCTGCTCGCTCCGCAACAGCGTCGGGTCGAGGTCGTCGGCCGGCAGCCACACGGGGAAGGCCCAGCGCAGGCACCTGGGCATCACCGGCGGCCAGGAGCGAACGGCCGCCTCCAGCACAACCACGTCGTCCTCCTCGTGCGGTCGCAGGACCAGGTGGGTGTCGGTCGCCCGACTCTGGCTGCCGGCGCCTGCGCCCACGTCGGTGATGGCCTTGCCCGACTGATTGCCCTTGCTGGTGTGGTGGATGAGCACGAAGCAGCAGCCCAGGAGATCGGCGTAGCGGTCAATCGCGTTGTAAACATTGGCCATCGTGCCGTTGTCGTTCTCGTCCATCTCGCGGGGCATGAAGCGGTACATGGCGTCGAGGATGATCACGCGGAACCGCCCCGGCTCCAGCGAGCGGAAGTATGGTCCCAGCGAGAAGATGTCCTGCCAGTGCCCGCGCAGATTCTGCACGAAGACGCGCTGTCCAACTTCACTGAGGCCGATCTGCCGCGCGGCCGCGACCCTGGGGATTCTGTTGGCTGAAGTCTCGGCGTGCAGCTCGTTGTCGATGATGAGCACGTCGCCAGCTTCGCACGCGAACGTGTGGAGCCAGGGGCGACCCGTGGCGACGGCCAGGGCCAGGTCGGTGACCAGCCAGGAATTGTGCGTGACCATGAAGTCACGGCCCGCCAAGAACAATCCGCTGGGATGGGCCACTTGAATGCATTTCACCGGAACCGATGGGACGCGGACGACCGACCGGACCGCGTCACGACGCGCCCGCTGGCTTGGTTCCCGATCCGGCAGGGCGGCGGTTCGCCGCGACAGCCGGAAGGGAGTGCTCCGCCGGCCGGCGGCGAAGGTGATCCGCAACTTAGGACTGCAATCGACGCCAGAAAGCGTGGCCCGCCCCACGCCCGCCGACGCCTTGTACCCGAGCGACCGGGCCAGCAGGAGGGTCGGGAAGAACAGCGCCTGGTCCGTGGTGGTGAACTCGACCATGCCCGAACCGTTGGCTTGCGTGGCCGCATGGCCGTCGGCATCGAGCAGTCCCGCCAACAGTGCAGCCCGCTGCGTCTGCGAAGCAAGCAAGTAATTCTCGGGGATGTGCTTGCAGTCCAGCACGCCCAGGTCGCGCAGAATCACCCTCAACCCACAGATGGTGAACGTCGCGCAGCCGCGTTTGCAGACAAGCTTGCCGATCGTAAAGCCAGCCCGGCTAACTTCGCGGACCACTTCCTCAAGGTCGTGTTGATTGACCGAAATCGCTCCCTCACGCGCCGTGCCGTTGCCAAGCCAGTAGCCGAACAGCCAGGGGTCCAACGGAAGCGGCGCTTCGTCCCGCACCAGCGCCCTGGCGACCGGCAACAGCCAGCGGCGGCCCTGATGTCCGGCAGCGAGTTTCTCAGTTGTGACTACTGCCATTTGGTCTCCCTGCACGACTTGCCAGAGGTGGTCCCGGTCGGCGACGACCGAGGCGCCGGAGCGGGTCGTGACCCGATAACACGGGCGGCCATACATGATTTCTGAAACGGCAACGACGGGCGTCAGCGAGCCGTCTGCGGCGTGGACCTTCATTCCGGGCTGCAACTCTGCCATCGGTTTCCACCCATCCTCGGTCAGGATCGGCGTGTCGATGGCCAGTGCCTTGCCGATCTTCGGGGCCGAGATGACGTTCATCGTCTCGCCCCGGCGCAGCAGGCCGTGGATCACCGGCGGCCGCAGGTCGGGATAGCGCGCCACCAGGTCGGCTAGGCTGACCGGGGCCAGTTGCGATGCCTGGACCAGCTGTTCCCAGTGCCCCTCGGCCATCGCGGTCGCGATCTGGTCCGGCTCGTACCGGGCGATGCTTGTGGCGATGCGCTCCACCTCGGCCGGCTCAATCCGTGGCCGGCAGCGGTCGTCGTTGACCTGGCACAGCGCCGCCAGGATTTCCGACCGAGTCATCCCCACGCGGCGCATCGTGCCGGCGAGGCGCGCCAGAGTCACGTTACGGTGGTGTTCCGGGATCGGGTTCGCTTCGCCCCCGCTGGCCGCGACAGTACACGACGTGGATGTGCCGTTGACCCACGGGTTGGGCGTCGTCGTCAGTGCGTCGAGTTCCGCGATCAACCACGCCGGCGGCTCGGGAAGACGGTCGGGCGGCTCGTCGAGTTCCAGGCCCGGCGCCCAGCGGTAGTCGCCGTGTGCGGTTCGGCTGGGCGGCACGACGATGTAGCCGCCGTCGGTGCGAACATCGACGCTCGCTGCCAGTTTGCCGGTCGAACACTTCCACGCTTTGTCCGCCGGCCGGCGAAAGAGGTAGTGCCGCCCGCCGCGCGGCGTCAGGCTCACGGCACCGGTCTGGGCCAGGGAAGCGCCGCGTTCCGGGTCGCCGGGCCAAAGATTGCCGTCGCCGTCGATGTCGATGACGACGAGGCCTTCCGTCGGGATGCCGATGTTGGCGCTCGGGTGCTGCGTCCACCAGCGCTCGATCTGCTCGGCATCACTCGTGGCATCGTGGAAGCCGTGCTCGGTCAGCGGAGCTTTGCCGGAGGGCGCGCAGGGGAAGACCCGGTAGCCCAGTTCGGCATAGCGGAGCGCAGCCGCCAGCAGCTCGCCAGGGGTCACCACGGGATTTCCTCCTCCGCAGCGACCGCGTTAGCTCCGAACGGGAAGTCCACAGCATCATCGGGCAGGTTCTGGCTGTCGTGCGCCGGCGGAATGTCGCCAAGCTCGTAGCCGATGATCCGGTCGAAGTCCTCGCCGGCAACGCTGCGGACGGTGATCTCGCGCGTCGTGGCCAGGCGTCCTGCTTGTGCCAGGGCGACTGCGTCCTCGGCCGTCTCCGGCACCGGCTCGTGCGAGCGCTGCTTCCACCAAGCCACGGCCTTGGCGCGGGCGTAGCCGGTGTGCTCGAAGCAGACCCACTCCGACTTGTACTCGTGCCAGCCGACCTTGTAATCGACTCGCATGGTCCGTGGGGCATCGTCCGGTGCGTCACGCTTCTTGTGGACGCCGTAGTACACGTCCCGCACGGCGTACTTCGTGATCGTCACTTGCCCGGAGAGGATGCCAGCGCTGCTTGCCTGCGCATCATGCTTGCCGCGCTGGGGCGGTGGGAACTCGTACCCGCAATCCGGGCAGCGCGCATAGCCGGTGGCGATGACCGAATGACATTCTGGACATTCCTTCGCCGGCGCCTGGCCGTTGCCTCCGGCGTCACGTTCCTTGACCTTGATTCCGTCTACCGGGCCGTGCCGCAGCACGTTGCCGCCAAAGTCAAGCACAAGGCAGTTCAGCTTGCCGGGGTGCAGCCGGAAGCCGCGACCGACCATCTGGTAGTACAGGCCCGGCGACAGCGTCGGCCGCAACAGGACCACGCAATCGACGTTCGGAGCGTCGAAGCCGGTCGTGAGCACGTTGACGTTGCACAGGTACTTCAATGGCTCGGCCGCGTTTGCTCCAAAGTCGATCTGAAGCGGGCGTGCCCACTCCTGCTGGCGGAACCTCGCAATCAGCCGGTCCCGTTCGCCGTCGGACGTCTCGCCGCTGACGAAGCCGCATTCAATGCCATGTTGTTCCTTCAGCACCCGCACGACGTGCTCGCCGTGCTTGATCCCCGAAGCGAAGATCAAGACCGCCTGGCGGTCGCGCGTGTGCTCGACGATCTCGGCGCAGGCGGCCCGCACCAGGGCATCCCGGTCCATCAAGTCCTCGACCTCGCCGGCGATGTACTCACCGCCGCGCACGTGCAGGCCGCTTGTGTCCGCCCGCGTCTTGCCGGCCTTGGTGACCAGCGGGCAGAGATAGCCCTGGACGATCAGCTCCCGCACCCCGACCTCATAGCAGATCGCGTTGAGGAAGTGGTCCGGGCTGCAGATCATGCCTGACTTCAGCCGGTACGGCGTGGCCGTCAGGCCGACGACGCGGACGTGCGGGTTGAGTGCCTTGGCGTCGGCCAGGAACTGCCGGTACATGCCGTCGCCTTCGACTGGGATCAGGTGCGCCTCGTCTACCAGGACCAGGTCGAAGGCGCCCAGCTCGCCGGCGCGCTGGTAGACCGATTGGATGCCGGCCAGGATGACCCCCCGGCCGGTGTCGCGGCGCTTCAGGCCCGCCGAGTAGACGCCGAAGCGGACCTCGGGGCAGACCTGGCGCAGTTTGTCCGCCGCCTGTTCCAGCAGCTCTTTGACGTGGGCCAGGATCACCACCCGGCCGTCCCAGCGTGTCACCGCGTCCTTGCAGATCGTCGCCATGATCGGCGTCTTGCCGCCGGCGGTCGGGATGACGACGACCGGGTTATCGTCATGCGAGCGTAGGTAGGCGTAGACGGCTTCAACGGCTTCACGTTGGTAAGGCCTGAGCTGCACCAGTGTCTCCCTCGATCTGCTCGATCACGCGACTGAGATACCGGCGTGCGCTCCTGAGGTCTTCCAGCCGGCCATCGCTGCTTCGCTCCTGAATGCGGACAACGACTTTGCCGCCCTTGACCGGGTCGTGCTTGGAGATCTCCAGGCGGACCACCTGGCTGTCGTCTTGGAACACTCCGGCGTGCTGCAGTGCGTCCGACAAGCACTTGTGAAAGTTGTCCGCGTCGCGCTTGCGGCGGTCCGGCGGGAACAACTCCACGACCAGGTCCAGCGGTCCGCTCAATGGCTTGATCCCTTGGGCCGCCAGGAGTGCCACGACCGCGTCGCGGTAGGCCCGGCCCCGGCGGCTGATGAGCGTCACGTGGCCGAGGTGCCGGTAGTAGTGGTTCAGGCTCGGCGGAAACGGCAGTTCCAGGATCAGCATTCCGGCCCTCGATGAAAAAAAGACGTGCGGCCGCGGCACGACCGACAAGCGGACCCTTTAAGGCAGAAAGTGTGTGTGTCCTGTCCCGACATCGTGCCGCGCCCGCGAAGTGCTGCTCAACCACGCCGCCAGGGAGGCGTGTTGGAGGGCGCCTGCTGCGGCTGTCCCGAAGCCGCCTCCTTCTTGGCGTAGCCGCGGACCTCGTTCTGCAGTTCGCCGGTGTCCTCGCGCTTCTTCAGCTTGACCGTGATGACCAGCGGCAGGTTGTGCAGCTCGCAGCTGTCCCTGGGCGTCATCACGCCCACCGCCCGACAGATCGCCGACAGCTCGGCACGGGCGATCTTCACCGCCGTCTCATTGGCGTTGTGCAGGTTGAGACGCGCCCAGACGAAGCGGTTCTTGTACGGCCCCTCCAGGATCTGGAAGGTGAGCTGCAGGTAGCGGCCGTCGCCGCTCTTGGTCGGCTTCATCTCGCTGTCGGTGATCATCGCCAGGTACTTGCCGGCGGGGATCGGCTCCAGGTCGGTCGTCGGATCGACTTCGTTCGCGTTGAAACCATGCAGGTCAGCCATTGTTTGGTCCTCCGTTCTGTGTGTGGGGTTGGTGGAAGAAGGAAGCGTAAGCGTGCCAGTCCAATGGCAGCTCGTCGGGCAGATTCAGGCGGTTCTTGGCGACGTGAGAAGGGCGCTCGCTCGTGTACAGGACGCGCTCGCCGGTGCCGATGCCCTTGGTCTTCTTGCGGCTGAAGCCCTCGTCGGTCTGCTTGGTGTAGACCTTGTAGGTGGCGAACAGCACCTCGTCGCACCACTCCTGGATGATCTGCGAGGCCAGCTTGTGCAGCCGCGGCACGTAGCGGTCGTAGCTGTCCGTCTCGGGGTTCTCGAAGCGCTCGATGCGGGAATGGGCGATGAGAACGACCGTCATGCCCCGGTCGTTGCGCAGGGCGTCAAGGCCGGTCAGGAACTCGCGCCAGGGCGTCAGGGCGAAGACGTAGCCCTTGCCGTAGCCGATGTCCTCGATGTTCTCGACGGAGCGCTGCCGGCAGACCTCAGCCCAGATCAGCCGCTCCAGCCAGTCGAGCGAATCGACGACGACCGTGCGGTAGGGGTGCGGCTCCGTGTAGAGGCCCTCCAGGGCCTTGAGGGCGTCCGGATAGGACAGCGCCAGCGGGAACTTGTCGCAGTCGATCTCGCCCAGGCCGTCCTCGGTCTGGACGAACACCGGCCGGTCGCTGCCGGCGCCGAAGGTCGATTTGCCGATGCCGTGGGTGCCGTAGAGCAGCAGGCGGCGTGGGGCGAAGCGCTTGCCGCTCTGGACTTGTGCCAGGAGACTCATGGTCGGTACCTCGGGTCAAATGTGGTCGAAAACGCGCAGTTCCTCGTAGCCGGTGGGCCAGTGGTCTTGCTGCCGGCAGCGCACGAGGCGGTCCAGGGCGGCTTCGTTGTCCCGCTCCGCGACGGCCAGGACGCTGGGATCGATCCGCCAGACGCCGCAGCGGTACGGCTCACGCTTCTCAACGGCGATCAGGTAGACCGGGAGCACTTCGCCGGTCTGGAGCGCCAGCAGCGCGCGGTAGAAGGCGAGCTGGTGCAGGTAGCCGAACGATCTGGCGTCGGCCTCGAGGTACTTGAGGAGATCGCAGGTCTTGAGATCGACGAGGCCCTTGTTGGGATTGAGCCAGTCCAGCCGCGCCTGGCAAGGAACGCCGCGGTAGTCGCGGCGGACGACGCCCTCGGGCACGCCCTCGGCAAGCAATTCGCCGGCGACGGGATGGCGCTGCACAGCAGCGGCCAGCTCTTCAATCAGGGCGGCCTGGCGATCGGTCAGCACCGGCTTGGCCTGGCGCTCGGCCCACTCCTGGTAGGCCTTGGAGCGGCTGTCGAAGAGCTTGCCGGTTGCCGGGTTGGTCGGCCCGCCGAAGGCGTACTGCCGCCGGTAGGCGTCCCGCCCTTCGAGGATGAGCGTGTGGGCGGCGCGGCCGACCTGGAAGGCGGGGCGGTCCTCCTCGACGACCAGGCCGAGCTGCCGCTTGCGGTACAGAAGCGGGTTCTCGCGGAAGTCGGCCAGGGCGTGGCTGGTCAGGTGTTCCTTCGATTTCGCGTGGTACACTTCGGCCGGCTCGCGCAGCAGAAAGTCGAGACGGCCGAGGGCGGGCGCGCCGGAACAACCGTTCCGACGCGCCCAGGGAGATGCAAGCGTCATGGCGTCCCTCGGCGTAGGAAATGATCCCTCTATTTCCTAAAAGCCGCTTTGGCGCGGCCACTTGACGGATCACTGGCCCAAATAATCCCGCAGCCCCGCCTCCTCGAAGTGTTGCCGGAGGCGTCGAATGGCGTCATGCAGGGTGGTGCGGGGAACGCCGAGCTGGCGGGCTACCTCGGTGATGGAGTGGTGCTTCAGCCGCTCGCACAGGTCGCGCAGGTCGGGAGGCAGCTTGGCCAGGACGGCGGCCACGTCATCGACCAGTTCCACCTCATCCAGGCGACTGCGTGAGGCAGTGTGCAGCCGGGTCTGCACGTGGTCCTCCGGGATGACTCGGGCCCGCTCCACGTATTCACCGTCCTCATCGAGAACTTTGTCGTGAAGGGAGCTGAGACGGCGGTGATCCCGCTTTTCCGCCTTGCGGCGACGGACGAGTGTCACTGCATAGTCAGCAATGACTTTGCGGAAAAACCCCTCCGGGGCGTCGATGGGTTGCTGTTGCCGACGGAGACATTCCAGGAGGTGCAGGGCCATGTCCTGCTCCAGGTCGTCCCGATCCGAGGCGGTGAAGCCGTGCCGGCCAATCAGGCGCTTGACCCGCTCTCGGATGAGTTTCAAGGCGCGGTCATCGAACAGTTCTTGCATGAGAATCTCCTCCGCCGGCCGCGGAGGAGATCGCGTGGGTGAGCCGTCGTCGGCGCGAACACAGCCCTGTCCGAGAAGGTGTCGTGTGTGATGCCGAAGCGGCGTCACCCACAACGACCTCCACGGCGTGGCCGGTCTGCTGTCAGGTGGTGGAATCAGGAACCAGAAACGAAACGACGGATGGCGGAGTCGCGGTCAGGCCGCGGACTGCTCGACGACGATGCGGAAGGGCAGCCCGTGCTGCACCTCCAGGCGTCCGATGACGCCATCGCCGAACATGTCGAGCCAAGTGAAAAACTCCACGAGCAGGGCCTTAAGCACGAAGTCGCGGAGGGCGGCCTCGGGGCGTGGCCCGTTCAGCGCGCCGAACTTGATCTCGCGGACGATGCGGAGCGGCGGGTCGAAGACCGGCTGGCCGCCCTGGACCTCCAGCCGCTTGATGCGGCCGAAGTTGAGGTCTTGCATCAGCTCGACGAGGCGCCGCCGCGCCGGGGACAGGGAGGACTTGCTGGACTGCAACTGCATAGCGAACCTCTCAGCTACTCGCCAGGGCCGGCGGCCGCAGTTCACGATTGCTGCCAGCCACTCGCCTGCCGTCACCCCCGACTGGCGAAAATTCGCTGAAAGGGCGATTTTGGCGGGGCGGCGAGGTGACCCATGCTCTAAGCCATGTCATGCCAAGGGGTTCTGGTATTCCGTTTTTTTCAGAATTTTTTCCAATGGACCAGCAAAAATTCGCAGCGAGCCCGCCGGGAGGAACTTTTTGACGAGTTTTTTCCATCCAGTCCGTCAAGTCGCCGCGCCAGAGCGGCTTT